CAGAAGTTTTCCGTCAGTGACCTCATGGCAGTACCGAAGCAAGTTATAAATGATAAATGATTTCCCGCTACCAGTAGGACTAAGTAGTATACAGCGTCGATGCTCAACTCCGTGAGAAATAGCTCTGTACTGATAGTCCCTAGGCTTGAAGGGAGCATCAAGAACAGATAAAAACTCAACCAGAGCAGGGTGATCGATGTCGTCTCTAAACGACGGTATTCCATAGATTTCATGTTCGAGTATCTCAAGTTGATAAAAACGATCCGCACAAAAACGACGTAGGTGTTGATATAAACCTACATTCATTTGCTTAGACACCATATTGTAAAGTTTTACTTTACCGTCCCAGTGCCTAGACTTGTACGCTGGCATAAACTTGTAGCCAGGTACAAAGAAGGAGAAGTACTCCCTCAATTCATTTTCTTGAGCTGGATGTGCCTCCACCATAAAGTGTGAATGGTCTTTCATCCGTATACGAATCTTATTATCCACCGGCTTCGAACTTTCTCCAATCAATCATGTTCTTGATGGTTTGGTGTCTCCACTTCAAAGTGTCAACAATTTGCACCAAGGTATCTATCAGAGTCTTATGGTATAAAACCTTTTCCTCAGACTTCTGAATTTCTGGGTCACTATCGTAGTAGTAATCCATCTCACCTTTCAATATTCGTAGTCCACCAAATGGGTCTAAGTCCCAACCCTTCTCACGAAGAGTCTGTTCGTCCATCTTCCCATTATAGTACAACCACTTATCTTTCAATAATGTTTTCTGGTTGTTCTCAGCACGTTTCAATTGCAATTTTGCAAGAGCAAGATACTGTAAGTACTTTGCATGTAACTTAGGTGTCTGCCGCGACACCTCATCTAACTGGTGTTGCGGTATATTACTGTCCTCATCCCATTCGGATAGGACACTCTCCAAATCAATCATATAGAAACCTTAATCATATAAGGTATATAGTATAACACTAAGTCGTTATAAAGTCAACACAATCTTGCCAATAATCTTCGTCATGACCTAGAACATAACTCAAGGTCATCCTGTAACAGTTGGTCCTTGCGGCATGGTAGACCACATCACCAGAACCATATGCGCCAAAGTGTCCCGCCTTTAGATTCCAACCTTGTTCGTCCTGAACAGTGATAACTTCTTGGGTCTTTGGGTCTACATATTTAAACCACCCATCTCCTCTTTCTGACCAAGTAAAGATGAGGTTATATGCGGAGGCGTTTGCATTATTATGCCAACCGATAAACCCTTGGGGTGGGTATAGCGTGGAAAGGGCACTATGTTGTACACCCAGTTCTTCGGTCAAAGACGCATTTAAATTATGCCAAGTCTTTGCGTACTCTTCTGGGTGTGTACCCTTATAGTGGTCGGGTTTGATAGGATAACATACCGAAGTGGATGCGGCACCGTCATGGTCTTCCCCCATGTCGATGATTCTCCACATTTCATCTTCACCAGTATAGTGATCCGCCATACCCTCCATCTCTGGAAACATGCATCGATTGGTTTCCTCCGGTTGATATAGTTCACGGTAAGTATACCGGAAGTCTTCGAGAATACTCAAAACACCCGCATTCTTAATTGAGTATTTCTTGAGGCTCATGACAGAACAAATTCACTAAATCTGAATCCCGCATCAAAGTTAACATAGGTGACATCACCAGTTGTTGATGCTAGCTCAACTGACCCCAATGATGTAGGAATGCAGTTTTTATATAGTATTTGTGCACAGAAGTTATTATGACTAGTTAACACAATGACTCGAATATCGTGGTATGGATCTCCTTCTCCATATACGGAACCCTCCAACCACTTCTGCATTTCTTTGTATGCGGTTAAGTCTTCGTCTAGTATTAGTGTCAACGTTAATTCACCATAATCAATAGAGTCGCCGGGAACAGGTAATCCACCCGAAAGTCTTGGATTAGCCATAACAGCAGCACCCACTGTAGAGCCTGGGTGTTGAACCGACTGCGCAAAGAACTCTAAGTTACCATAGTTTTCTCGTTCGATGACAACACGGAATCCGGTAGGTTGCAAGAAGTTTTTATTTTCTGTAAGTGCCATAATATGTCCTCTGTATGCATCTTATTTATACACATAAAAAAAGGGAGTCCGAAGACTCCCTAAAACGACTAGTTAACTAGTTCTATTTTTTATGAGTTTGTAACCATTAGGTTGTCAACTCGCATGATGCGGTAGTATGTGTTAGAACCGGCACTTGACGTGATGTCAGATGGTTGACCAGTTGTAACGAATGGATTTGCAGCCATACCGTAACGAGTCTTGAAACCAATCTTAGGCTGGAACGTATCTTCCGCAACTGCCTTGACCATCTGTAGTGGTACATATGGGCAGTAGAACATACCTGCGTCATAAGCGTTAGTACCCTTATAACCCAAAGTGATGTAATCCATTTCTGCGTATGGATCGATGTAAACTTTGATCTTACCGTTTAGAGTACCAGCAAATGTGTTACCAGTATCGTCTACAGACAGACCAGCGCCTACTGTGTAGTCTAGTTGACCAGAAGCAGCTAGTGCAGTAGCAACGTCTGAAGAACAGATAACGATGTTACCCTTACCGCGACGTGTAGCTTTTGCAATTGCGTTTGCTTCACGATCTAGATGAATTACTAGACCTTTGAACTTCTCTGCTGACCAACGACCGTCTGCATCAGCAGTTAGATCGAATACGCCAGGAGTAGAGATAGATGCTTGTTGTGCACCTAGAACCGCTTGACTGTTGACTGTACGAACCACTTCACGGTTGATTTCCGCTAGGATTTCAGTTGAAAGAATGTTCGCTAGTTCTGTTTCTGCGTCAAGACCGTGGATTGCTTTCAAGTCCTGTGCAAGTTCTAGAGAGTACTCTGCCTTCAATGCACGTGACTTAGCAACAACAGATTGCTTCTCGATTGAGAAACCCATTTCTGCGAAGTCGTTTCCTGGCTCACCTTTTGATTCAGCATCGCTTGTAGCGATTGGACGACCGACAGGGTCGACGCCTTGATCGTTGTAACGCTCTGCTGGGTTCAGTGGATCTGCATCTGTGAAACCAGATGATTGACCAACTTGTGCGCCCTGACCAGAGAATGCTGAGTTTGGTTCTTCTAGACCTAGAGCTTCAGAGCCTGGACCTTGACCGTTGTAGTGTGACTTCATTGCGAAGATCAAACCAGTTGGACCTGACATTGGCTGAACGCCACAAATGTCATATGCCATTAGGTTTGGCATCGCACGACGTACTAGAGAAATCATTACTGGATCCCAGTTACCGATTTGTCCGCCAGTCGCGTTAGTTGGAGCTTCAGTTAGGAAACCAGCAGATGCAGCACGTTCTTCCATCATTGCTTTTTCTTGGTTTTCTAGGATTGCAGCAGTTACCGCTTTGCGGTGATGATCTTGGATCTTACCAGCAGATTCTTCGTTTAGTACTGGTGACCACTTCTCGATCAATTGATCGTATGAATTGTTCATTTTTCTAATTCCTTATTTCTTAGAGGTTTTACGCAGAGCAGTAATGTAACCTTCCATCATAGAAGATACTTCAACTTCTTCTTCAGCTTCTTCTGAAACTGATTCTTCGATTTGCTCTGGGATTTCTTTTGAGAAGTATGACTCTTTGACAGTGTTTACTTTAGTTGTGAATGTTTCTTCACTATCAAAGTCTACGCTTTCTAGAAGGTCTTTTAACTTCTCCGCTTGAGTGTCTGCTAGGTCACGAGTTGCTTCAGCGATGATTGACTCACGCTTGTAAGTTTCTAGTTCTCCAGCAAGTGAAATTGCGTCACCAGTAGTAGCGTTCAAACGCTCTTCTAATTCTTCTACTTGTGATGCTAGATCGTCAACTAGGTCTACCTTAGACTCTGGAACTTCGACGTAAGACTCTACGAATAGGTCACGCATTCCGTTCATGAACCCTTCAGCGATTTCGGTACGTAGACCGGATTGGATCGCTAACTTGTTCTCTTCCATCCAAGATTCAACAACATAGTTTAGGTAAGAATCGACTTTACCGACTAGGTCAGTTTTAATCGAATCGACTTCTTCAGCAAGTTCTTCAGTGTATTGCTCTTCAAGACGCGAAACTTCTTCAGACAGCTTTGACTTAACTGCTGCTTCAAAAATTACCGATGTCTTTTCCTTGAACTCTTCTGATAGAGTTGCTTCACCTTCAACGATTGCAGCTAGTTCAGACTGAGTCTCAACTTGTTCTGCAACTAAGTCTTCTGCGTCAACACCTTCACAGACTTTGTCGTATGCTGCCATTAGATCGCTCTTCTTCATTTTAGAAGCGGTCATATACATTGCATTCAACATGCCTGCTTTAGTTTTCGGCTTAGGCGGGGTTGCCTTTGAAGTTGCGTCCGCTACTTTATCAACCGATGCGATTGAATCAGCTTCGTCAGTTGCGTTCGCATCTGGCTTTGCCTTTGCTACAGGAGCTTGTGCTTCTTCGAGAGTTTCCTCCACGATTTCGTTAGACTCAATCTCAGTATCGCGGATTTCACTTTCTACTTGATTTAAATCAGTCATAGTGACTCCTTTATGTTTTAGATTTGATTAACGAGAGGAAATTCTTAAACTCACGAATTTGCACTTCTGGACGATGTGCAATCGGCGCTTGCTTGATTTCAGTCTCTATCTCTTCAATGACTTGAGGTTGAAGTATACCATTATTCCATACCCAGTCAACACCTTCCATAATCCCATTAACGAAAGCTTCAGGTGCACTAGGGTCCTGTACAATATCTACAGTATTCAGAATAAAGTCTTCTTTGACGTACATAATACCGCCTTTACTCTCAAGACTTCCCATACCACGAGTTGACACTCCTAATTGAACACCACCCTCTAAGAGACCTTTTACGATCTTTCCCATAGGGGTATCTAATATTTGTGCCTTTCCGACCACATCATTTCCCTCAAGTTTGAGGTCTGTGATGAGATGCGAAACTTTATCCAAGTTAACGGTTGGTCCTTCAGGGTGATTGAGTTCCCCTACAGCACGTTTCTTGCTAACTTGGTCTTCAACGTATTTATTTACCGCATTCTCCATAATGGCCTTTGGGTAAATACGTCCGTTACGATTCTTTTTGTCTGCTTGCGCAAATACACCTTCAATGACGAAATTTTTCTCACCATTCTCTTTAGCTTCGACGATACACTGAACGTCGTTTTCTACGTATTCGCTAATCAGTTTCATTTTATTTTCCTAAGTCTTTGAGGACTTGTTTCGCGGTTGACTCCGCTTCTTTTTGTGACTTAAACGTATCGACAGAATCGCCATCGATAGTTAGGTGAAATCCTTTCGCAGTTTTTGTGATAACAACAGGATACTTGGACATCTTCTTGTTGAAGACTACCTTGTCCTTTGATTCACGAATTTGTTGAAAAGTTTTCACAATAAGTCCCCTTTAGGAGTATTTATACAAAAAAATATTTATAACTGAAATTTATTCAACTTCTGACTCAGATTCATAAGAATCATCTGCATCTAGGACAGCTTCGATCTCTGAATCATCGACATCCAGTTCTTCAGGTTCAACACCATTGAAGATTTGATCTGCAACAGCAACCTTCTCAGCATTAAGAGATTGTTGAACTTTATCGCCTAGGATATCGTTGAATAGACTTTCTGCGTTACTGAAACTTCCCGTCTGTAATGCATTGACAAAATCCAATGCTGGGTTCACTTCAACTTCTTGTTCTATTGTTTGCTCTACTTCACTCATTATTAAAAGTCCTCTTCTGTATCATCACTATTGGCATTTTCGGATTCGACCTGTTTCGCCATATTTTCGATGTCCTCATCATTGAACATCATTACATTTTTCATTACCCACTCACGTGAGAAGTATTCACCGACATAACTAGAAATCTGATCCATAGTCTGTAGACGTTCACGCAGTAGTTCCGCGTCTTTCATCTCAGTGAAATGGTTGTCCCTAGAGAAGTCGACCTGAACTTGGTTCTTCCAAGCTTCCCAGTCCTGTTCAGTACATATTCCTTTTAACAACAACTGCTTCTTTAGAACACCGATGAATAAATGGGCAAACTTCTTACGCAGACGGTCAATGAACTTTTGGAACTTGACTTCGTCACGGTTGATCTCTGTTGTACGACCTAAAGAGAACTGAGACTCTTGCTCTAAACGCGATAGAGGCACGTTCAATGAACGATACAACTTCTTTTGAAAATAAATGATATCGTCAATCTGACCTAGGTTTTCTCCGCCTGGTAATGTACTTATCTCTGTGCCACGACCACCTTCTCGACGTGGTAACCAGAAGTCTTCAAGCATTGACATGTGCTTACGGTCATCTTTGATTTCACCATTGTTCGCATCATAAACAATCTTATTACGATATCGAGACATGATATCTTTAATATGTTGTTCCGCCTTACCCTTTGGTAAGTTACCCACGTCAATATAGAATATACGACGTTCGGGTGCACGTGCGAGACGATAGATGACCAATGAGTCTTCCATCATACGTAACTGATTTACGGGTTTCATTGCCTTCTGTAGATACGACAGTACACGTTTCTTACTGGTGTCTAGAAGACCTGAAGTGACATATGAAACAGAATCCGACGTTAGTTTGATGCCGTTATTTGCACCAGCACGTTCCTGATAGATGTAAAAGTCGTTAGTCTTATCTACGACCTTCGCACCCGTCTTCGGGTCCTTTTTATATTGCACCTCTTTTACTTTACGAATCTTAGTTGCATCAACAGGGCGTACCTCTTGAATACCAGCTTTTAGATTCGTGTCATTTACTACTAGGTGATGATAGATTCGTCCGTCGACATACCATGAACGGAACATATCGTGACCATACTCTTCGAAGTTCAACATGGAGACAACTCCATCGAACTCTTCAGTGATAGTCTTTTTGATTTTGTCAGTAGTATCAACCTTGTCTAGATTGATAGTGACGGAACTTTCTAGTTCGGACGAAACGATTGCTTCGTTGATAATATCTTCAATTGCAGCATCACATTCTGGATGTTCTGCCATCTGACGATATTTCTTAATTAATTCTTGGTTATCCTTCGCAGCAGTGCCTTCCATATCGACATACTGACCAAAGTAAGAACCAGAGGCAGTAACGTAACCAGCGCCATCCTCATCCACTTTCGGGACGATGGAAGAAGCTTTCTCGTTTTCTTGATTTAGTTTCTGAACCTTTTTTAGCTCAAACCCAAATGCTTGGAATACATTGTCTGCCATATTAACCTCTTATAATAAATTGGGGGTGGAGAACCACCCCCGTCATATTACTTATAATACCTTTAACTAGTGGTATTTGACTCCCAGTACTGAATTGAGAATGCTACTTCGAACTCTTCGACAGCATCATTAGTATCGTATGATAAGTCAATCTGACCAACACTGTTAGGAAAACAACCACGGAAGTTATATGTCTTTAGTACACTTCCATCTTTATCTAGTTGTTCTACAATTAGGTCCGCTTGATATCCGACTGGATTAGTAATTCCCGAATTTGCACTATGACCGTTGATTCCGTTCATCCATCGTTCCATTGCGTCACGAACTTCAAAACCAGTATCGTTCATTATGGTTACTGTCCAATCTTCGAAGGTACGATCTCCTGCGATCTTTAAGACACGACCACGGAAAGGTACATCAATTGCTGGAACTGTTGATGCTGGTAATTGCGCAGATTTGCACATGAACGAAGTTAGTTCGGCGTCACCACCGGCATAGGCTGGGAAGTTCACGGTTGCGCGGAATAAATTAGCACGCGCACCACCACCTTTTAGCTTTGCTTTGAAATCATCTACTCTTAATGACATGATTATTCCCCTTATATTGTGCCGACGACTTCTTCAAACTCAACACCAGTTCGGACAGCTACGAAGTTTAAAGTTACGTAGTTGATTGAACGTGCTGGTTTGATGAAGCAAGATGCGATAAATTCGTTGCGGTCAACAACTTCTGGAGTATTGTTTGTATCATCACAAACAACACGGAAGTCAGTGATACCACGACGACCCTGAATTTCACGTAGGAATGGTTCTACGATGTTAACGAACTCTGCACGAGTAAACTCATCGTTGAATTCAAACATTACGTTTTCTCCAGCGCGACTGATCGCTCTTTCGATGACTAGGAATAGTCGACGAACATTGATACGATCGAATGCAGATGGACGTGAAAGGTGAGTCTTGTCACCAAACAACATAATACCTTGGCCAGGCATGCTGATAATTGGGTTTATACCCGCCTTGTACATAACGTCACGTTCTGTTTTGCTTGGGTTGACTAGTATTTCTGTGACACCCAAGTATTGGCCACGACGTGATCCTGCTGGTGAAAACCAAGGAGCAGAGACTGCATCTGTTGCAGCCATAACACCCGCTGTTGAAGATGCTGCTGGAATCCATTCATACTTATCTTCGTATTTGTTGTAAACTTTGATGTGGTTACCATCAACAATTAGATAAGAAGAATTTTCTGACAAAGCAGAAACATAACTTCCAATACCGGCCGAAAGACTTTCATTTAAAAGATCTTGATATTTCACAGATGCTACCGCAACACAATCTTTTCGTTGCACTGCAATCGAGTTTAAGTATTTGTGGATATTTGGAGCATTGAACTGTGCACCAGCTGGAGCAATTAGGAAATCGATTTGAATGTTTTCTTTGTTTGCGAATGCGTCATATCCCGTAGTGTACTCACCTTGTGTGAGTTGTCCGTTGCTATCACCATCTACCAATTGGTATTCACCTAAGATAGGTGCTGAGTCTATATTACCCGCTCCGTCGTCGAAGTCTACTGTTGCAACAGTAACCCAAGATGATTGTGAATTGATAACGTCAAGTACAAAGTTGTTAGAACCGTTTTCTAGTCTAGCACCCTGTTCAACAGATAAAAATTCAAACTGTTCTAGAACCGTGTGTGGAGTAGTTGAACTGTCAACAACAATGACGTGAATCTCGTTTTTAGAATCGTCTGGAGCTGATGAGAATTGCGATTCGTAATCCCATCCTGAAAATTCCGCTCCACCAGCAACAGAGACAAGAATGTTATCTCCAAGTTTGCCTGGATTCTTTGCGGTAAATAGACCGAACGAAGCATATGCTTGATCATCACTTCCGGCACGAACAACGTACAGAGAAGAAGAATATTTTAGGAAATACGAAGCGGAGAGAAAATCTCCGGAGTACGCATCACCCATGTCTGGAGTGCCAAAGACAGCAGCCAGTTCAGATTCGTTACCGACTAGAACAGGTGTGTTTACTGGTCCCCAATTAAAGTCACCTACAATAGCGCCAGTTGTAGAAGTGACCGAAGGTACTGTGCCCGTTAGGTCAATTTCTTTTATCTGAACTGCTGGTGACTCGGAGAATTTAAGAGTCATAATAGTGTCCTTTTAGTTAAGGTATAATAAGTTAAACATAATACGGAAAATAAATCAATGTATCTATTTATACTTTCCGAATATTTACCATAAGTCGGGTTCGTAGTCGTTCCATCCAGCTGTGCTATAAGGGTCATATCTATCTTCGGTTGGAATGTAATCACTACCATCATCGATAATTCCGAACGGCGGTATATCATCCTCAATCTCTTTCATCCGCTGATCAAACAACATCTGTTTGATATTAACGTCAGCAACATTACCGAACGATTGCGTCCCAACAAAGTATCCAAACATTACTAGATTCATCATCAAGTCATCATGATTACCATCACTGGCCTCAAATGATGTTCCTCTGGATACGAATGTAGATATCTCCATGATAGTATTCTCATCAACAATATCTAGTTTGTGACCTTCAATAATATCCTTAATTGAAGAGCATCCTATTCTCTTTACCTTCCTGTCCATACGGATACCGATAGCATCTGCTTTGACCGCAGACTCTAGGTGAATATTCTCATATTCTAGATCCTGATAAAGACCTACGCACACTACCATACCTTGGTCATTATTCTCTACGACGACATACGCCTCGTTGTATATTGTTGCATACTTGTATATAATGTTAGGATATAGTATAGGTGATATTCTATTATTGCGGTATACACAAACCTGCTTGAAAGGTTGAACCGATACGTCAATTATATTAAATGTAGAATAATCCTGACCACGCCCTTGACAAACATCGACAGTCATGATATACTGGTGTTCTTCAATAGGTTCTTGATACACTAAAAGATCTCCACCTTCATATCGATGGATAGGTTCTCTGGCACGTAGGTCAAGCAACACTTGACCCTCA